CGGTGCGCGTCTTGCCTTCTCAAATTACGATTTGGCAGTTTATGTTGGCAAACAGTTCATCGACATTTGGGCGGATTTCGTCCTCGAAATCCGCGACGAAAATTCTAACACCCAACAGTCATGAGTGGACGACTCGCATTCTTCAACCTCGTCAAGCAAATGCGACAGGCACAAAAGGACTTCTACGCATCCAAGGGGCAGGACTGGCAGACAGTCCTGCCCCTTGGATGCGTCCCTACAGCTTGAAAAGCGTGTCGATGCAGAGATTACACGCGGCGACGCTTGGCTTGCACAAAATTCTCAACCAAATCTTTTCAATCAATAAACCTGTTCAAAATGAAAATTCTTAAACGCATCATCGCAATCTTTGGCTACTCCTTAGCCATCATCGTTGCAGCACCATTCCTTGCATGGTACATGACATCTGACGAGTTCTCTGACCTCAACTCACTGCCCTCCGACGATGATTAACTCTCTACCCTCACAGTGCCCAGCCGTTTTCGGCTGGGTTCGCTGCGTTGAATAAATAAATAAAACACTCGTTCACGATATTATAAGTAATTTCGCACCGTACATCATGCACAGCATACTCACTAACACTCGACGACCAGATGTTACATTCTATCCTAACGGACGTATTGACATCACGGCTCGCGTAGCAAAGATGCTCGACCTTCACCAAGGCGACGTTATAGACATTGCCGACAATGGAGGACTCGAATATCTGCTATACATAAAGTACAGAGGGGAAACGCTCGTCGGAAATCATGAAGCTGTATGCCGACAGTCTAAGCGGCGTTCACGAAACTTTAGGGCATACTCCAAACGTCTATGCTCATACATGTTCCGCTTCACCGACAGGAAAAACGAACCCTTCCGCATTCCTGCTGGTGAAGTGTTGACGTATAAGGACTACGGCAAAATGGTGTCACTCATAACAAGAATGAACATAACTTATAATACAGAACCTCATGATTAAGGAAATCAAATACGGAGGCTTCACCGCCTCTCCTTCCGACTACGAGTCGCCAGACGGCGAACTTGCAGCCCTCATCGGTCTCGTACCCGACGAAGGCAACCTAAAACCTATCATGCCGCCCTCTGCCGTTCTAACGCTTGAAGGTGGCAGTAATGTTTTGTTCGTTCATGAAACGTCTCAGTTCACACATTACATAGTTGGGGTATTCAACGAGGAGGAATATACATACGAAGTATGGTCAATAGATAAGGCTACTAATCAGAAAACTCGCTTTGTACGTTACATGTATGACGATGATCTGCCGAAAGTCAGTGCAATAGGCAATACGCTCATACTCATGTATGCCTACAATACAGTTTACTATCTTTGGGACGGTTCACAATATAAGCGTCTTGGCGAACATCTGCCAGAGATAAATCTTTCATTCGGTTTGCAGGGACACCCAAGGCTCTTTTCTGCGTCTGACTCCAGCAAATCTACATTCACCATTTCATTCGATAGAATGTCACCGTCTGAAATGTGCTCGAACATTCCAGACAACAAGCAGGGTACAATCACGGAGCAGATTTTCGCCAAGGTAAACAAGTTCGTTGCAGAGCAGGGAACAAACAAAGGTCGTTTCGTGCATCCGTTCTTTGTGCGATATGGCTTGCGCTTGTATGACGGTTCCCTTGTCATGCACTCTGCACCTATACTCATGAACCCTTGCACAACAAACAATCCTGTTGTTTATTGGACTGAGGCTTATTCCAACAACTCATCAAGCGGTGTTGACCATGCTGTTTGTAACATGATGCTCGTTGCTTGCGACCTCGACTATGCCATGAACAATGTCACAACAGACGATTTCAACCAGTGGAAGGATATTGTAAAGAGCGTTGACGTATTCATTTCAAAGCCTATCTATCCGTATGACATCAACGGAAAGATAACGAAGTGTAACGATAGCAACGACTTCGATTCTATATTTGTCGGCAAACTCGTACAGAATGGTTCAAGCAGTTCTATTAGTGAAGATAAGTATCTCGGCACGATACAGGATCCAGACGGATGCTTCGGCAAATACACTCAATGGACATACCAGCACATTTACGGTATGTACTTCAATGCTGCAAGAACATATCCTTGGGCTGTATTCCGTCTTCCAGAGTTCTCAGAGGAAAAGGTGGGTGAAAGCCTACGCTCTAACAGTCAGTTCTATCTGCTGCACTCTATTGACATTAACGACTTGAAGACTGACCGCACAGTTATCCCTATTGATAAGGAATACTTGCAGTCTCTCGTTACTCGCGAAGCAATGACCGATGATTATCAGACTCACGACACGATAGTTCCAAGTACAAGCTTCGTCTATAACAACAGAGTGAACTACTCTGGAGTAAGGCGACGTTTGTTCAAGGGCTTCCACATGTCTAATATGTTGGCGTTATGTAACACTCGTTACACATTTGAGTTGAGCGGCACTACTGTTAAGCTCTCTCGCCCTCAATCAAACTGGATGCACCTTACTGACAGGTACAGCATTGTTGTTAAGATAAAGGAAAATGGAGAGGATATTATGGTTTCGTGCGGTGGTAGTTACGATACAGTTCTTTCAAATTTCCTATCCGATGAACACACAACGAATAGGAATGGGCAGTATGTTCTTTCTAAAGAAAACTGGGGATGCTATTTCTTCTATCCTAATCCTAATGCCTATGAAATGATAATCGTTCCAGACGGCAATAATACAGAACAGCAAGGAACATCTTACGTCATTAAGCTTAAACCGCATGAATTTCTTAATGGCGCATTTGCCTTGCTTGACTACAATATCGTGCGTCAAAGTTCTGGAGCATATTATGGCAACAGGGATGATAACACTTACGACATTCTTGTCCCCAACAAAATCTACACCTCAGAAGTCAACAACCCTTTCTACTTCCCTGTACTCGGTATCAACACCGTAGGCACTGGTACCATACTCGGAATATCAACCGCTGCCAAGGCTCTCTCACAAGGACAGTTCGGTCAGTTCCCTCTCTATGCCTTCACTACAGAAGGTGTCTGGGCACTGGAGGTTTCCAGCACAGGCGGCTATTCAGCAAAGCAGCCTATCACGCGCGACGTATGTATTAACGCCGACTCTATCACGCAGCTCGACTCTGCCGTCCTCTTTGCTACCGACCGTGGCATTATGCTCATCAGTGGATCCAACTCGCAGTGTATCTCTGACACACTCGACTATTCGCAGGTGTTCAGCATTGACTCGCTACCACAAGCAGACAAACTCGTCACCATGGCTGGCTTCAAGGCTGAGGACTTCGCCTATGTGCCGTTCCGTGATTATCTCCTCGGCTGCCGTATGATATACGCATACACGCAGCAGCGCGTCATAGTCTATAACCCTGCACACTCCTACGCCTACGTCTATTCACTCAAAACAAAGACGTGGGGCATGATGCAGTCCACCGTTGCCGACAACGTACCGTCATACCCAGAGGCTCTTGCCATGCTCAAAGACGGCACACTCGTTGACTTCTGCACCGATGCAGCACAGCAGCAGGACGAGGACGGACACCTGCAAGGCATTAAGGGCTTGCTCATCACACGTCCGCTGAAGCTCGATGCACCAGACCTACTAAAGACTATCGACACCGCCATACAACGCGGCAACTTCCGCAAGGGTAGCATCAAGTCCGCTCTATATGGTAGCCGTGACCTCCAAAACTGGAGCCTCATCTGGACTTCACAAGACCACTACCTGCGCGGCTTCCGTGGCACGCCTTACAAATACTTCCGCTTCGCCCTCCTCTGCGACATGCAGCCAGACGAAAGCCTGTTTGGTGCCACAATCCAATACACACCGCGCCTTCTCAATCAGCCACGTTAATGGCAGGCGTTACAACGCCACCTGCCAAAAAAGGAGCAGCCGTAATTGGTTGCTCCTTTCTATTTATCAGAATGGTGTCTGCGTCCGTCGCACTCTGCCTGTACGGAAGTTCACGGCTTCCTTCATGCCTTCCAAAGCCTCATCCTGCTTTGCCTTCCAGTTGGCGGCGGCAGGTGGGTTTGTTATGCTCAGCCAGTCGGCAAGCACCCTGCACACCATGTACTCATGAATGTATCTCACAATCAGTCGTACCGTGGTCTTGCTGTATTCATCGGGCACAAGAAGGCGTATCACATAGTCGCCTGTAGGCTTCTCCTCTGGAGTCTCGTCGGTAAATTCCTCCTCATCATCTACCGTTCCCGAAGTATCTCCTTCGGTCGTTTCTCCTTCTGGCTCTGCCTCTGTGCCATCTGCATCAGCAGTGGGTTCTACAAACGTCGGCGTATCGTCCATTTCGGTCTCCTGCTCCACATTCTCCTTCGTGTATGGGAACAAGGCTTCCTCACATTCAGCATGGGCGAGGTCAAGCACTCTCGTCACCCTGTCGATGTTACCGTCCTCACCGATGTCCTGCACTTGGTGGCGGTCATGCTCCGTCTTAACCTGCATCACGTCACCCTCCACATACGCATTGTTTCGTATATCGTAGAGGAGTTCCTCACGTTTGAAGGTCATCTTCACGGTCTTTGTCCTCACCACCGTGTCCTGCGCTTTTCCGCAGGTCCTACGACAGTGCATCATTACACTACGTTGGTACGAGTAGGACGCATACGCTTGTTCACTGCCTCACGCAGCTGTTCAAGGTTAGCGGCTGCAAGGGTGATGTAGTCGCTTGCGTCTTTCTTGTTCGTGATAGTGAACCAGTCGCCGATAGCACTGTTCACCAGATACTGATGCAGTGCCGTACTGATAGTATCGTTCGATGCGTTGTTGTAGTTAGGAGGCATGTTCAGCGACAGAGTGAGGTTACCTGTGCTGCTGAGCTGCTTGTCGTTGGTACTGGTACCACTCTCGTTGATGTACTCGCTGAGCTTGGTCTTCAAGTTCGCGAAGGCATTGCCGATAGAGCGCATGATCTGGTTCGCGTTCTCATCATCGTCATTTGCCTGCATGTTAGCCACCTCCTCATGGTTGGTACCAGTCTGGCGGCTGCGACCTGTCAAGTAGGTCTTGTTCTGCACGTCGTAGATAAGCTCCGACATGTAGAGCGTAATTGCGATAACTTTCTTTGCCATTTTAGTTATAAGTTTAGAAGATTTTGTAACCTATCATCACACCCACCATGGGCGTGACAGTTCCTTTGTGACTAATTCCAGCACCTACGCCTACCATGCCGCCCCATCGTCTCCGCTTCTTATCCAAGTATAGCGTGTTGGTCACTGTCTCTGTGCGCCTGTATATGTTGATGCTGTCAAGCTCTGGCTCATACCCACTCACCCATGCTTTGTAATCGTCGGTCTCGTAGGTCTTCTGAGTAAAGGGGACAATCACACGCGCCGAGTCGGGAGGCAGGTTGTTAGCCACTACGTCATTCACCAGTGCATCCAATCCAGCAGCCACCGTTCCCGAAGTTTCTACTTCGGGTTCAAAAGCTACCGTTCCCGATACATAAGTGTCGGGCTTCTCCGCGACAGCAAGCCACCGCGTCTGATAGCGAATTACCACGCTGTCCGTTGCCACTGGCTCAACGATGCAAACCGTGTCAAACTTGACGATAGTGTCTGTACGCACTATGTCCGTCACTCCCACGTCCTGCTCACCGCAACGAGTAAGCAGTCCGCATACTATGCCCACAATAAAGGTGCACAGCAAAATCAAAAAGTTCTTCATAGCCTTTAAGTTTTATGCCACCGTTCCCTTGCCACCGTTCCCTACGGTTTTCCGTCGGGCTTGATTGCAGGGTCAAGCAGCTGGTTATTGTTTGAGATAATTGATAATGCCCTTCTTATGCAGAGCAACGATAGCCTTGCGTCCCTTCTCGCTTTCGAGGAAGGCAACGTCTGCCTTGTTGTCTTGAAACAGGTTCTCAGTCAGAACAGCAGGACAGCTCGTATGTGCCAGCACATAGAAGTTACTCTCTTGGTCTGGATCTCCGTCTGCATAGTCAGTACGGAACGCACGCTGCTTCTCGCTATACGCGCCTGTCTTCTTGCCTGCATCAAGTGCCTTCGCATAGTCGGCAAGCTCCACCTGTGCCGCTTCATACAGCTTTGTGGCGAGTGCATCTGCCTTCGTCTTGCCGCGACTGGTGTACGCGCACCAACCGCCTGCGTTCATCCACTTGCCTTCGCTGCCTGCTGCATTGACATGGATAGACACATAGATGCAGTTCGCCGTGCCATACTGACGGCAAAGCTGGTTCACGATGATGCAACGCTGCTCCAGTTCCTTACTCTGCTTGCCTGGCACTTCGTCGCCTTCCATATCGACAAACACCTTGTTGCCTGCTGCCTCAAGCTCTGCTTTCAGCTGCTTGATAATCTCGCGACTATACTTATACTCGCGAAACTTCTTGTCGGGACTGCACTTGCCGCCTACGTTCACGCCGTGCGCAGTACCCAGTATGATAATTTTCTTTTCCATTTCTTAATTTGTTTTGTGCCGCTGCACTTGGTGCGGCGGTCTGTTATGCAGGAACAACTCGCGTCGGCTTCTTCCTGTAGTAGATTTTCTTCATCACGTCGTCGATAGCACCTACCGCATCACCGCCGTAGCTCTCGCTCTCGCCTTTGTTCGTGAACTTGTACCACTTCGACACAATCATTGCCACAAAGTATGAGAACAGAGAGGTCTCGATGCTGCCTGTCAGACTCTCGTCAAAGCTGCTGCTAAGCTCCAGCTTAACCTCGTAGTCCTTATCAAGCTCCACACCATGGCTCATTGGCTGGTCGGTAACGCTGACGAGGAACGGTTTGAACTGTTCCGTTGCACCATTGCAAGCCTCAACCCAGAAGCGTTCAAGCATTTCTCTGTCTGCATCGGTGGTAAAGATACGGTCGTAAGCCGATTCGTCACCCTGCATCTTTACGCCTGTGTACGATGTGGTCTTTGCAACCTCATCGTACACTCTGGCTTTATTTATTTTCAGTTCAATATTCTTCATGCTGCAAAATTATAGATTGTGAAGGAAACTTCGGTTTTATCTATTTCTTTGCGTTAAGATATTCCGCTATGGCTTCCGCTATTTCTTTCGGGTCACTCCTGTGCGTTGCTATGGCTTTCGCAAGCTCCGTCACTTCCTTCATTTCCCTGCTCTCCTTTGCGTCCGCTGGCTCCCAGATACTCTTTATCTCAATGCTCGCCACGAATAGCACGGCTATCAGTGTGAACAATGGGAACGTGTATAGCGTCCAGTCATTGAAGATATGAAGGAACACAAAACCTGCTATCTGCACACCGTCCAGCACAAGCATGGCAAGGATAGCGTTGTAATAGCGTGATAACTTCTGCACCGTGCGCTGCATCTTGTCGCTTCTGATGCGGTCGCCGCGCGTGTGTGCCTTGCGTATGCCTGCCCAGAAGTCAAGACCTATAAGCAGCAGCGGCACTACAAGCAGTCCCACAACCAAGAATAGGACTACTATCAACTGTTCTGAAATCGTGTAGCTCATAACAATACCTTGATTAAAAGTTTAACACTCAGACCAAGTACCGCACCGCCAACGGTTAAGCCCCAGTCTATCCAATCCCACATGCCGCCGTGCGCCCTGTCCTTGTACTCCAGTGCCGAAGCGACTCCTACGCCAACGTAGGCTGAGCAATAGATGCTGTCACCAGCCAAGCCTATTGCAACACCGCCGAGAAGATGCTTCCAGCGGTTGCTCTCGCCGAGCCATTTCCAAATCTTTTTCATTGTTCTATCTGGTTTAAGAGGTTGTCGTAATCTACAGAGTCTTTCACGCTCCAGCCGTCTTCAATGCACATGCGCACATGCGCCACCATGCCATGGTAGAAGTCTGCAAGCTCCTCTGGTGTCTCAATAAATGCCACCGTGCCCGATGCGTCAGCGTCGGGATCATACACCCTCACCTTAACAGGCAACTCGCCTGCAAGGTAGTCTGACGTGTAGTTCTGCTGGTTCTCGCCACTCAGCCACACCTGCTTGCCCTTCCACCTGTAACCGCCTACAATGCGCTCCTGCGTCAGAGTGTTCACATGGGCTTCAATCACTGAACGCAACTCATCCACCGTCGGCTTATGGTCAAACCTGTGGCGGTAGTTGTAGCCGCCCATGCTGTCCTCACCGTAGCCGAAGAACAGGATGTAACTCTTGTTCGATACCTTCACAACACCGTCCTGTGCTGCACTGGCTCCATAAATCTTTTCCATTGTCGTCTGTTTTTATGCCACCGTGCCTTGCCACCGTTCCAGACGGTTTTCCGTCGGGCTTAATAGCAGGGTTCAGAAGCTGTTAGTTAAAGGTATAGCGTACACCCTTGCCGAAGTTCTCAACGCCGATAGTAGTGCCGAATGGAAGCACACCCTTCTCCTTTGCCATGCGAAGCAGCTGCAACTGCACCTTGTCTGAGGTGAAGTATTTGCCTTTCTCGCCATTGTCGCGCTGGAAATGTACCAGTGTGCGCAAGCCGTTCTCTGTCTGCACGTCCACCTCAAAGTCAAGTATGACGATATGCAGGTTTACAAGCTGACCCAGAGAATACTTCTTACCGTCGAAACGCTTTTTGCCATCTTCGGGTTGATACACCAAACCGAGGTTCTTAAACTCTTCCATGTCAATCTTCTTATTCAGTATCGTCTTCATCAAGTGGCGACAGTCGCCCCACTTCGCCATGCCGTAGAAACTACCAATGAGCTGCACCCTGCGTTTCCTGCTCTTTACTTCGTGCATCTTCTTCGCAAACTTATGCTTCGTGCGTTTCCTCACCCGAGCACGCTGACCGTCATACACAAAGCCGAGAAAGTCCAGTCCTTCCGACAATGGGCGCACAGCCTCATCTGGTTTTATCGTCAGACCTATCTCGCTTGTCTTATCGTGTATCTTGTCGCGTATCTTCCAGAGCATCCGCTTGTCACCATGCAATACTACTATGTCGTCGCAGTAACGGTAATAGTAGCGCACATGGTATTTCTCCTTCAACATGTGGTCGAGTGCCGACAGCAGGATATTGCCGTAGCACTGGCTGCTCCTCAGTCCTATTGACAGACCATGATCCATTAACTCGATGAAGTTGTCAAGCATTGGCAGAAGTATCGGGTCTTTGATATGACGACGTATTTCTGCCTTCATCGTCTCTTGGTCTATGCTCTCATAGAACTTCTTGATGTCGCACTTGTAGTAGTAGCAGGTGTTCTCCTTGTCTCGCTGTATGTCGCTCCTCACCTTCCTAAAGAGCTTGTGCATACCGCGTCCCTTTATGCTTGCAGCACTCGTAGGGATAACAGTAGGATAAACGCGCGACTCTACTACGCGCATGATTGCGTTGCAACCGATACGTTCCACTACAGGAGGTGACTGCACTTTCCGTTTCTTCGGTCCGTCCTCCACCTCAAACTCCTCGAACCGCGTAATCCTAAAGCTGCCGTCGCCGATGCACTCTGCCAGTTTCTTGATGATGTCTTCCTTCTGGCTAATGTAGTATTCCTTCGACCATTGGGGAAGGTCGCAGGTAACCTCGTCAAACGACGCTTCAAGATTATCGCGCTCGATGATTTCCTGTATAAGGTAGCCGTATCGTTTCATAGGCTCATTGTTTTCTTCTCGTTCCGCGGTCGTTAAGACTTTCAATGCTGCCACCGTTCCCTGTGCTTTTCCACAGGGCTACACAGCCCTACTCACCTATAATAGACCACACCCTTGTCATGTTTCCGCTTTCCAGCCTTGCGGCTGCTGTTGCCGAGGCTCAGTCCTCTCACCGTCTGCCTTGCCCATACATGAGCGGTGCAGTAGCAGTGATTTTTTCAGCTCCCAGAAGGTACGAGAGCGTTAGGGATAGTTGGCAAGACGCGCACCGTTATTCGTATTCGAGTTCGACGAGGCGTTATTCGCGTTCGCATAGACGAGACCGCCATTCGCATTCGCATTGTTGTTCGCACGCCCGACACAGCGACGTCTGAGGACTTCCACCTTTTCATTTCACGCGCACGGCTCCGTTTCCGCTTCTCGCTTCCGCTTGCCGTGTTGACGATACATTGATTATTGTTTTATTTGTTATTTACTTTTTTGTTTTGTTACTGTTCCCTGCGCTTTTCGGCAGGTCTTAATTACCACCGTGCCGTCAGCGTCAGCTGGCGGTGTTAGCATTTAGGGCGGTCGCGTCTGCTTCGCAGCCGCCCTAATATTACTTTGTTTCTTCGTCATATTCTTCCAAGTTTGCTTCAATTTGTTTGTCAATCTCAGCGTCGTTGGTCAAAGCTCCAGAGAAGGCAAGACGCGCACC